TAAGAAATGAAGTATCTTCTAATAGTATTATTATTAGCTGGATGCTCAACCGTTGTTCCAGTTAAACAAAAGTTTCCCAATGCTACCCCCGAATTGATGAAGAAATGCGAAAGTCTTAAAAAGATTGAAGGTGATAAAGTAGCAATTACAGACATGTTGAAAGTAATTGTACAGAACTATTCACTATACTACGAATGTTCAACTAAAGTAGATGGATGGCAAGATTGGTATAACGAACAGAAAAAGATATTTGATAGTGTAAAATAATAGCATATTATGAAGTATTTTATATTATTGAGTGTATTATTAGCTGGTTGCGCCACTAACAATGATTTTGAGTTATACTTAGAAGCACAGAAAGCTATCAGCAGAGATGCTACAATGAGCGAAGCCGCACGTATTAGTGTACTGATTGACTTGACAAAGAGTTCAGATAATCAAGTTAAAATGGAAGCAATACGTGCTTTACAAGAGATACAACGTAGCAAAACCCCTATAGTTATTGAAGCCCCAAAGAAGAATTGGCTTGGCCTTTGATAAATACATTATAGTCTAGGAATTATAATGACACAAAAAGTTATCAAAGCAAGCAAGATACCAAAAGAGACTCCAGAACCTATTGTCAATACACCTGTTGTTGTTGAAGCCATTCCAGTAGTTGACACCTTATCATTTGTTAGCAGTGAAGGACCTTACGGTTCACAAGAATATATTAATATTGGAGCCACTCCTAATGACGGATTAGGTGATCCATTACGTACAGCGTTTAGTAAGATTAATAATAACTTTAGTAATTTATTTCTCACAACAGTCAACACAAATTCAACATATACTACTGGATTAACAGCTAACCAAGTTATCTATGAATATCCAGCTAATGCATTTACACAGGGTGTATTTCAAATTCGTTCAAGTAATCCAGCCAATAGTGATAGCCAAGACATTACAATATCAGCACAGATTACAAATAGTAACGCATCTGTCAAGTTTACCGGGTATGGACTAACCTTTTCAGGTAGTGCAGTTTCTAACTATAACATGGATGTAAATGGTGGAAATATCAGAATTCTAGCTAATCCAATTGCCAATGCAAATATAACACATTTTATTGCATCTCAAGTGACTTTTAACAGTAGTATTTAATATGAGAGCAAAAGAATTTATCAGTGAAGGTAAAACAGGATCAATCACACGTGATGTAGGATTGGCATTACCCGGTGCTTTTAAAATTCCTGCACTTAAGAACCAAGACCCTTATTTACAATATCGCTTTGGTGTAGCAATTGCAGGTGCTAAAGGAGCTCAACAACGTGCTAAAGATGGTGTCCCTGAATTTGATGGTAAAGAATCAATATTTGGTGAAAATGAAATCATAGTAAGTTATGATCCTCATGTAGCAGATTACATACATGATGCATTACGTTCTATGGGTATGCCACCTAGTGACGCAAAACAAATTGGTTCAATGGCTAGCGAAGAAGCACCTGATGTAGATAAAATAAGCCCGATTAAAGGATTTAAGGGATATAAAAGAAAATGAGAGCAACTGAATTTGTAACTGAAGGTGAAGGCAAAATGCATCACCATCATAGTCAAGCTACCCCTGGTGTTTCTAAAAGCCGTGATATAGGCGGTTATGACCGCATATATCATTTAAACCGTTTAATGATGGCTATGAGCATGGCTGATGGTAAAAGTAAAGATGCAGTAGAAATGGATAATGCCAGTTTTGCTGAAAAATATAACACTGTTCATCCATATACTGAAGAAGAACATAATATGTTTGTTTCAGCTACTAAAACTATACCTACAGATAAAAAAAATGTTGTACCCTATAGTAAATCACAAGAACCAGATGACACTAATACTACAAGTTTGGTTAAACCTTTTAAAGGTTACAAAAGAAAATAATTTCATCACCTATATTGAGAATAAGTAATTATATCAAATTACAGGAATCTCAATGATTGATATTAATAACACCCTAGACCTCATAAAACTTAAATTCTACAATGAATACCTGTACCAAGCACACATATATGACGAAGGTAACAGCCAGATACACGAGAGTCTGACCGCACAAGTTGTTAAACAATACATTGATCCATTAAATTTACCAAAAGATAGTAAAATCTTAGATTTAGGTTGTGGTCCTGGTTATTTTCTAGATGGTATGAAAGAACGTGGATATACTAATCTTACTGGAGTAACATTAAGTCCGGGTGATATTAAAATCTGTGAAGATAAAGGTCATACTATCAAGAAGTATGATTTAAGTTTTTTACCACAAAAAGATGGATACCATGATGAATCTGTTGATTTTATTTTCTTACGCCATGCATTAGAACATAGTCCATATCCTATCTTTAGTTTAATGGAATACAATCGTATATTAAAGCAAGGTGCAAAGATTTACATTGAAGTTCCTGCTCCGGATTGTGACCGTAAGCATGAATGGAACCTAAATCATTATAGTATTTTAGGTCAAAATCAATTGGCAGCATTACTGTCACGATGTGGCTTTGATGCTAATATCTTTAACAATTTAGAATTCACGCTAGAAGGTAAAAACGAAAAAGGTGAAGATTATAATGCAAAAGAAGTATTTTACTGTATTGTAGCTACAAAACAACGACCGTTAGATATTAAATAAAAAACGGCTTAGCCGTTTTTTTATGGATATAAATACTCACTATGAGTAATACACCTTCATTAGTAAAGAACCCGTACACTAAAACAGTTTTTAAAACTGATAAAGAACTACAGGATTTTATTAAATGCTGTGACCCAGATACAGGTTATCTATATTTTATGGATAACTTCTTTATGATACAACACCCTACAAAGGGTAGTATGGTATATCACCCCTGGGCTTATCAAAAACGATTGATTGAAACATATCACAACTATCGTTATAGTATTAGTTTGATGCCTCGACAGAGTGGTAAATCAACTTCAGCCGCCGGATATTTACTTTGGTATGCAATGTTTGTTCCAGACAGTACTATCTTAGTTGCGGCACACAAATATACAGGTGCTCAGGAGATTATGCAACGTATACGTTATGCATATGAAAACTGCCCCGATCATATTAAAGCAGGTGTTACTACATACAATAAAGGCTCATTAGACTTTGAGAATGGTAGTCGTATTGTTAGTGCAACAACTACTGAAAATACAGGTCGTGGTATGTCTATTACACTATTATACTTAGATGAGTTTGCATTCGTTCGTCCAAGTATAGCTAAAGAATTTTGGACAGCTATTACACCAACATTGTCAACTGGTGGTAAAGCTATTATTACAAGTACACCAAACAGTGATGAGGATCAGTTTGCTTATATCTGGAAAGGTGCTAACAAGACTGAAGATGATTTTGGTAACACCACTGAAGTAGGAGTTAATGGATTTAGAGCATACAGAGCGCATTGGAGTGAACAACCCGGACGAGATCAACAATGGGCTGATGAAATAAAAGCACAGTTAGGTGAAGATCGTTTCAATCGAGAAATTGGTTGCGAATTTATTATTGCGGATGAAACATTGATTAATCCAAACACATTGTTAATGATGGAAGGTATAGAACCCGTAAGTCGTATAGGACAAGTTCGTTGGTATCAAAAACCAACAAAAGGTAATATATATTGTATAGGATTGGATCCAAGTCTTGGTACAGGTGGCGACCCATCTGCTATTCAAATATTTGAAGCAAACACTACTACTCAAGTGGGTGAGTGGAAACACAATAAAACAGATATCCCTAGCCAAATTAAACTATTAGCACAAATAAGCAAATATATAGTAGAATGCACCAATGAACCTAATAACATCTATTACAGTATTGAATGTAATGGAATTGGTGAAGCCGCGATCATTTCATTAAATGAATACGGGGAAAGTAATATTCCGGGTATCTTTATCAGTGAAGCAGGTAAAGGACGTAGAGGATTCAATACTACTAATAAGAGTAAATTAGCAAGTTGTGCTAAGTTCAAAACATTGGTTGAAAGCAAGAAAATGACCGTAAATAGTCGTAGTCTTATAAGTGAATTAAAAGCATTTGTTGCACATGGTGGTAGTTATGCCGCAAAAATTGGTGATACAGATGACTTGATTATGGCTAGTTTGTTAGTGACACGTATGCTACAGCAATTAAGTGACTATCATTTTGACTTAGAGAACCAAATACGTGACCATGATGAAGTCATCATGCCATTGCCCTTCTATGCGGTACTGGGTTAAACAATATTTGATAAATACATTATGCCAAAAAACACAGAATCATTAAACCGTTCATTATTTGACCTTTTACACAGTAAAGGGTTTGACCCTACAATGCTTGATACCTCAGGTAAGGAAATTCCTACTCCTGAGGAAGCAGAAGTATTTCAATTCAACTTCATCAAAGACGGGGAAGATTACGGTAAAGTAACTATCTCTATTGATGGATTACATAAGTTATGTATATATTTTAGCGATGAAGTAGCAAGTAGTGAAAAAGAAGAAAGTCATGGGGAAGATGAATCTTGGTATAAAATATTAAATCAATTGAAACGTTTCTCACAAAAATATCAATTGAGTTTTGAGTTAAAAAATGTTGACCATTTGAAACACGATATGGCAAAAAGGGAATATATGAAAAAGCAAGAAAGAATATCAGAAGGTTATTACCCAATGGGTAAAAAAGCAAGCTACAACGATGCTGTACCAAATGTAAAGATTGTAATACAGCACACTCGCCAAATTGAAGAAGGTGAGCAACGTTATCGTAATATTGCTAAAATCTTTTTAGAGAACCAAGAGGGTGAAAGATTCTTAGCTCCAACTATCAAGCCAGGTGTTGCTAGAGTATATGGTCGACTAATTGCTGAAGGTGATAAGCCACACGGTGAACGTTGGAATCACGTTACAAGTTTAGTAGAAGAATATCAAAAGATGGGTGCGTTTGTTCGTGCTACACGTAATGGTCAGTTCAATGAATCTGCACAACGTCTAGTGAATGAAGGTATCAATCACTATCAAGGTTTACGTGAGACATTAAGTAGAATGACTGGTCATCGTGGTTACAATACTTACTTTGAAAGCTGGACACCATCATTGATGGAAAACGAAACTGAAGAAAACAATTTGAATGAGTTGTTTGTGCAAGAGAC